AACGTTACAAATTAAATGAGAATCTACCGCAACCTCCTTGTCGTCCACAAAAATTGCAAAAGTTCTCTTTTTTGCATTTGAAAAATAGCTTCTTAAGCGGTTGGTATTAGCTTCAATCGCATTTAATGTCTCTTTTAACGTTTTGGTTTTGAAAGAAAAACGCCGACCCAATACTTGGCCCAACCTTCCCTCTAGAAAAACTTCAGTCATAATAGTATATTATACACCTTTATAAAGAAAAATAAATTGACTTCTGAAGTTTTGGGTCATAAAAACAAAATTCCCCATTTTCCACCGAATACACCATATTAGGAATGGCAGCTTCTCGGGCAGAACAGATGTCCGCGTCGCTTAAAATAGCCTCTCCTTTAGGGTGCGAATGAAAAACACAGGAAATGTCTTCTATTCTATCAAAATAATAACGAGGAGGGATTAAAAACGTTGATTCGGGGTCTTGAGCCCCATTCTTAACAAAGAAAATCTTGTTTTTGCAAATGAAACCGCACACCTCAAAAGTACAGGCGTCTGCCACTTTTTTAATATTTTTTAAAAAATTAACGCGCAAAACGATAAGCCTCTATGGACGGGAACCCCCCAAAAGGAAGCCCATTGTGGTATTTCCCGTATAATGCATAGCGACATCGACAACCTTCAAGATTTTTAGTGCATTGATCTTTTTTCCACGAATTAAAAGCTATTCGAGGGTCGGTAGAGGTGGTGGCCGTTTTAATACATACAAAAAAGTCATCAGGACTATCTGTCATATTTTGCTCCGTATTGGTCACGTCGTCTTTAGCTAAATTGAAAAAACGGGATTTTAAACGAACTACGTCTCCAGCCACATATTTTAATGTAGCCGCTTCGCCATCCACTAACGTTCCTGTTAACTGACCGTATAAAGTTGTTACTCCTGCCGTAGACCCAGTAACTACCGATGAACCAGTAAGGGTACCCGACAAAGCTGGCTCTCCTGCAGCAGCCCACCTGCTAGTGGTAAAAACGCTTCCATTGCTAAAAGTAAACGCAGTATTGGACAAAATATTTGTATCCAAGCCTTCTGTCCGGAAGCCGTTCCCGGTATTCGTATCATAAGCCCCTGCGGCTTGAGTCTCCCCTTTTGTGGTAATGGCCGGAGCCATCCGGTTTAGCTTGAATGTTCCGCCGTTTGCAAAAACCAACGTTCTATTAGTGAGAATAGTAACACTTACGGGGTCAACTACTATACTTTCTGTCAAAGAACATGTGATTGAAGCGTCGCCATTACCCGCGTCACTAATTTCTATAGTTGGATTGGGACGCGAATAGCTGTCGTCAGTAACTTCACCTTTTAAATAATCACTTCCAGCAGTACCAATGCTAACTCCATCAATTACCCCCGCGGTAACCGTATAAGTTCCGGCGAAACTGGATCCGCCGTTTTTAGTAGCCACTGCGGTTAAAGTTCCTGCGCTGTAACCGGTTCCCCCCGCCGCAATAGTTAATGACTGAATCCCGCTGGTGTAGCCACTTCCATTATTAACGGTCACGCTGGTGGAAGTTTTATTAAAATCGCCGCACCAATTTAAATTTAAATTATATCCATTTGAAGAACTGAACAATTTGTTTTTCTCGTCCGCTACAGGTAGTCCCAAAAGACCCATCGTTTGCTGTTGAGTTACTCTGGTATAACCTGTAGCGTAATTGTTATCATTATCTCCGTGGGATCTGTAATCTTGAAAAAAGTATTCAGTGTCTCCCTCCACACTCCCTTTGTTGGGCAATACCTGTTTATAATCTAAACGTTGCCCATAAAGGCAGCCGTCCCCCCTATACTTCCATGGGCAATACCCTGCAATCATAATCCGGGCAGGCACCTTTACGTCCTCCAGCTCCAAAGGCGAAACGAGTTCAAACTCAATTACATATTTATTTTCTGTAATTTTTTTGTTGATCTTGTAAATGTCATCATCAAAACGCGACTCTGGATCGGGAATGCCGAAAGGGTTAATGTTGTTAGGAAAATTTTCGTTGTCTAAAAATTTTAAATATATTCGTTTACGAATAATATTTTTTCCCACCAAGTCCGCCCTCTTTTTAATTATATCTGAAAAAATACCTTGAGGGTTAGCTATGGTGAGCTTGGGACGTGGAAGCTGTCCGTCCCCCCTCACCTCATATCCGTCTGCTTCAATAGGTAACGAATAATAAATTCTTTTATTAAAGATAATATCTTTGGTGCCGTTTTTTCCCGGATGAAACCTGTAAAAACCGTCCTCTTCGCCCAAGTCTACTTCAAACAACTCTACAATGGTGTCCGGCTCAAGATCCAGTAGCGAAGCGTTGTGTAATTGTGTTGCCATGATTTTTAACTGTCAAAAACAATAAAACCCCCGAACCCATTACCATCAGCAATTTTATTTCGAATTTCTTCTCTATTTTTGTTTAAATATATTTGCTGTGTATCGGTATAATCGGGAATTTGGGAAGGAATTACCGTTTGAATTTTTAATTCTTTGTTGTTTAATAAGTTTGTGACAGCCTGTCTTTCTTCGTATTTAAGTTTTCTATTGTAAACTACTATTTGACCAATTCCACCTTTCCATTGATAGGCAGTTTCCATATAAAGACCCAGACCTCCAACGGTAGTCGCTTCGTTGCTTGGACCGCCCAACATAGGTTCGTCTATGAAACTATAGTCAGTTAAACCAGTAAAATATTTGGTAGCTATATTCATTCCATCCCTGTGTATATCTCCTACACGAGACAAGCCCACTCTTTGGTTGGATATATTCCATGTATATGCGCGATTATCAGGATATTTAAATGCTTCTTGATAAGCCTCGATAGTATTACCCTTCCCCACCCCTGTGTTGTCAAGCACCGAGCCCGCTGTAGTAAAAAACTGAGATTGAGTGGTAAAGTTAAAGAACATGTTGCCTCCCCAGTTGGCGCTACTGCTCCATGCCCACGGAACACGAGTCCAAATAAACTCACCTCCACCAGTGACCCCATACCAATCATAATCAGTCCTACTCATGGGAACCAAATAATAAAATATATCAAACCCCTCCATTGTGTTCTCCAACTTTCCGGCCCCTGTTACGCCTTTTATCTTAAGCCGTTTATCCACAGCGGTGACGTCCAACGAATTAAGCTGCCCAATGTTGGTGTCAAAATAAACGCAAGTTTTATTTGAAAAATATCCGGCTGGATGAGCTGTATTGTTTTTTTGATAAGTTGGAGCCGAACTAGCGGAACTGCTTGGATCATACTGTACCATATAAATTTTAGTAGGATCATTAACTGAATTCCACCTTTTTACCGCATCACCATCTTCAGCATCGTCAGTACCAGCGGCATTTTCATATACATTTTGAGATGCATCAAAATGGGTAACGAAACCTCCCACCTCATCAAAAGAATTTATAGCCAATGATGGGTTGGATGTTAATTGAACAGTTAACAATTTGCTTCTAAAATTTGCGCGCGTGTAATTGCTGTTTCCAGTTCCATCTAAAGCTCTACCTGCTTTACCGCCCGCTGTTGCAAGGGTTTTATCCGCATCTATAGTAGAATCCGGTTGAAAAAAGTCATCAAAATCAATACTAATTCCATTGGCTCCATCTGAACCTATCACACCGCCAATCGCACCCGCCGATTTTTTGATAGAGCTAGCGCTTCCGAGGCCCACCTTTGCTGCCGACCCCCTTGAAAGGCTATCTACAGAAACGTAACCGGTTCTTAAAAATGTTCCGGGATAAGAAATACCAAACCCTTGTCCTCCCCCTCCTACGCCACCATCATGTGATCCAATGATATCTCCAATAGCAAATTCAACAGGGCCTGTCCAATAGGGCATCCCTTTTTCCCAAACTGCCATCAGAATAGCCCCCGTAAAATCTATTTCAATGGTCTCTTTGGTGGTGTTAGGGTTTTTATGTAAACCGCTACTTAATTTTCCCTTTCTAAACGAGGTTCCCGACTGGTTGAGCGGATGGCTGTGAAAAGCTATTTGGATAATACCATCACCACCTCCTTGAGCCACTTTCAGGTTTTTTACTTTAGGCTGAATAAAAGGATCTCCTGCGCCTCCGCCGCCGCCGCCCCCGGCGACAAGAGAGCTTTGGGCTTTAATGATAGTAAAATTATCAATATTAGCGTCAGAGATCCTAATGGCCGCACTCCCATCTGAACCTGCTGTAGAGTCAGTTATTGTACCGATTTCCAACCTTTGGGAATCTTTTGGAGTTGTCGGGTTGACATTAAATTGTTTTATACTTACGTGGCCGCCGTCTCCTCCTTTACCTCCCATTCCCATTACCATAGAATTTTCTTCTAGAATCAAAACTCCAGTTAATTCTAATGAAGGCTGTGGGGGGGATAAGGCTGTGGCCGCACTGTTCATTAAGCGCTTACCGGTGTCGATACCCGCCTTGGTCGAATCAGAAGAACCTACCACCGCTCCCTCTGGAACTATCCACTTTATACCACTATAAGTAAAATTACTATGACCTGTTGTCATATAATTTATATCGATGTCTAAAGTTGTAAAAACGTCCTCCATGGCACCACTTAAATTAATGTTTTCTGTGCCATTCGGCAAATATATATCCAAAGATTGAGGGTTTTTTGCATCAACTTTTATGTTGCTAGAGCTGGAAGAGGGTAACGTAGTGTCGCCGCTTTCTAAACCTGCGGCTACATCGGCGGGAACGCCCTGAGTAAAATCAGTTACCGGGTAAGCATATACCCATGGGCTCTCATTGCTACCCGGTTGTATTCCCGGAACTTGACTTATAAACTGAGACTTAATCCTATAATAATACTCAACCCCAAACGGTTGATTTATTAATCCGCTTTGACCGTAAGAAGTTTCAGGGTTCGGAAGAACAGCTTCTTCTCTTTGATAAAGCTGGGCTATGCCAGTAGGGGTGCCATATTTTCTGACAGGATAAGTTGTTGCGGTCCAGTATCCGCCCCCATTTTGGTTCGAAGGCACCTGAATATCCTCATATTTAATATTAAAATAACCAACTGTACTCCAAGTGCCTGTCGCAGAGCTGGCGTCCGTATCTATATTGGTGGCGCTATCTATTTTATAACGACTTAAATAATAACCACTGGAAGGGTGTTGCCATTGTAATTCAGCTTGAGGTTTTCCGTTTGCGCCATAAGAGCTTTTAACTAAAAATCCTGACGGTTTAGACGGTAACTCCTGCGATATCGCCGGACCCCCCGTTACTTTCCCCGTGATATTTACCTTTATATCTCCCTCTGGATCAATTCGTCCATCATACTCCGAAACAGTATTGAGCGTTAATTGACTAATGAATAGGCCATTGTGATCGGGCCCAGTGGAGGTTCCCTCGTCGGTAGGCCCAGTAGAAGTATCTACAGTGGCAGTAAAATCAAAAGGTATAAATTTGTTTTCCCCGGGCAATATTTTTATAGGAGAATCCATTCCAGAGGGAAAATCATAAGTGTCAACAAACGTATCGTTTCGCGTCATGGAAGTAGAAATAGGGTAATTTCCACTGTTTGTTAAATAAAACCCAGTTCTAATCGTAAAGCCACTAAAACCCGAAAGCAACATTCCAGTACTGTTAACAAACTCGTTGCCTTCTGCTCGCTGCGTAACTGTTGACGGTACTGACATAATTAACTAAAATCTGCTACAAAATAAGGATCAATAGTGACCAACGTAGTAAAGGCCACGTTTTTTCCGAGTGTGTTGAGCGGAGTCTCTATTAAATTTACGCTCACTGTATTATTATTTTTATACTCTATTTTATGTTCCCACTGTGGACAAACAAAAGCTTTACCCGTTATATCATAAGGAGCAGGCGGCGTAAATTCAAACAAGTGATGCCCCTTGTGAGTTTCTAAAAAATGAACCAAAGCTTTAGCTTCTTTATCTCCTCTCCCCTGTAGTTCGAACTGAAGATTTAACAACGATTTGTTGATACCGTCTTGTGTTCTTATGAAGTAATCGTTTTGTGTTGTTTGCTTAAGGTAACGAGGGGACTCAGGAACTGACAGTCCTTGATTCAAAGAAAAATAAAACCTATTTTTAGTCCATAACGAAGAATCCCCTGTGGGAGAATTGGTGATGTCTGCAACTGTTTCTGTAGCCCCCGTGTAATAATACCATCCGGATTGATGAATTTTAAAACGATCATTTTCATAACCCCCGGGAACAGTTCCACTTAAATAAGAAATATCATGCGTCGAATAAGAGTTTCCCTCAGCAAAATAACCACGCGTTTGATCAAAGGGAATA